TTTCTAACTATAAAACTCATTTCATCCCCTCCATTTTAAAACTAATTTTATTACCGTATCTTCGATTCTTCCGGTAATTCCGTCCTTAGCACGGAGGCGTAAAGAATCTGCTTGGTTAAAGTTTATATCTATGGTTGTATTTATGAATGTATCCAAAGTTGGACCGATTAATGAACCAATTGAACCTTGATCTACGTTATTAATATAGAGATGAATATTTTTATCGTTGCCACGGACATTTTCACACTGACCTGTAGCTGAAACTATGGTGCCATTAAATGGAACAACATATGCAGTATCTGCATTATTTGCAGTGCCTATTTGTATCCAATCATTATTTGTTAATCTGTTTTCAGAGTACACAATAGGAACTTCGGCAACTGACAAAATTTTATTTGCGCGGGTTGTATCTTCCAGAGTAAGTTTAGGTTGACCATTTATAAAAGTTATGGTCATTCCTGGGATAGCGGAACCCGATCCGCCACCTGCGGAAGATGGTCTTGTTAAAACAAAAGCCATTATTTATAAACCTATTTATCCACGGACGCCACGAAACTGGCGTAAAATTCCCTTTAATGATTTTCGTGTCAATGGATTGTTATTATTAACTACAAATTCTTCAAAGTTTTCTGCTTCACGAAGCGGTATATTAACGGTCTGTTGTTTGCCATCAACTTCTAATTCATATTGTTGATATTGCACCCCTTTGGCTAATGGTGATTCATCTTCCTTTTTATTTAAACGCTCAATTAGTGAAAAGTCAGTCATATCCTATGTCCTAAAGTATTTCTTATATTTATAATGTTTTTATTTGATTGATATATTTAGTGATAAATAGAAGATGTACGCAGGAATGAGGTATTGCCCAACATGGCACAAATTGAAATTAATAGTTTATTTACAAATGGTGGCACTCCACAATCAGGATTAACACCAACTGTAAGAATTTGGGAAGTTGACGGCGCAATACAGACATTAATCGTTGGCGCATCAACTGGTACCGGACAAAATACAGATGGATTAATGTCTGAAATATTTGATTCCGGTTCGCCAGCAACTAGCGATGGGTTCTATACTTTTTTATTTACAACGTTAATAGGATACGACCCAACAAAAAACTATCTTGTTAGAACAGATGGCAGCGGCGCATTACCAGCAGTTGATAGATATCAAACAAGTCCAATAGATCCGTTCGAAGAAACTATAATAAACGGTGTTTGGGATGAACAGATAGCGCCTGATCATTTGGGCGTTGGTAGTTCCGGTCTAATATTAAATCAAATAAAAGCTGATACAACAAGCTTGTTTTTGGATATTAACGATGTTAATACATTGGTTACTACAATATTAAAATATGATACCAATAGAACAAAAATAGACGATATTAATAAAACCCTTACGGTATACGATGATGATTGTTCTACTGTATTGCGGGTATTCCAACTACTTGACCAAGCTGGTAATCCTTCTACTTCTTCTGTATGTGAAAGAAAACCAATTAATGCTAATGATGGTAAACCAGTGTGTCCATAGGAATAGCCGGACAAAAAATTATAACTGGGGGACTTGGGGTTAATTATAGTGCTTGTGATGGAATTATAACTACACACTTTTCACTATATTGTAAGGAAATTGTGATTCCACCGAAACCACCAACTGGTGGCGGTGGTGGTCCGTATCCTGGTGATGCTTGGAATAAGTTTGATTCTGCTTGGGATATATACAACCCACTTGAAAAAGATGGCTATAATCCTGATCGCATATACAAAGTTAAACGTGAGATAGTTTTGCGGATTAAAATTGGTGACCATGAAGTTGAAAAGGTATTTTTAGTACCAATACAAAGGTCAGAAGTTTTAGTTAAAGTTTTACGGTTTGCAGATGTTACCATTTCTCGTATGACTGTTGCATTTGGTAGTATCAAACGTGTTTGGCAAAAAATTGGTGTTAATATGACCAATATCAAAAAGAAAAAAGATAAATAATTACAGGATGTAATGACAATGAATAAAATAGTAAACATATCAAACGACAAAAAAAGTGTCTTAGAATTTGACATTGAAGTTACTGGTGCCGTTGAAGATGACATGTCTGTTCGTTTCATTATAGAAAGCGAAGGTATGATGCTGGGTTTTGATTCCAAGAAAGAGAAGGGGGATACTTGGTCAGTTGAGATACCACCAATGAAAATATTAGATAAAACAGTTTACCCATTTTATATTAGTGTTGTTGTAGATGGTTATACTTTTGAAGGACTTCGTGGTTCTGTCAATGTTATTGGCGAACGCAAAGTACATGTATCAGATCCAGTATTAGTTCCTGCCAAGACTAAGAAAACTGTTATTAAAAAGGCAGAGCCGAAAGAAGAAACAAAAGCTACTGTCATTAAACCCAAAAAGAAAATTATCAGTAAACCATCTGCACTTAAAGTTCCAGATAGTGCCGAATTATTGAAATCATTAAATACCAAAAAAGCAAAACCAAAAAAGAAAAAGGCACTCGACGACAAAACAATTGAATTGATCAATAAAGCTAAAGCTGAAAAAATTAAATCATCTGCGCAAAAAGAAGAAAAAATAGTTGAACCTAAGAAAGAACCTAAGAAAGAAACTATTAAAAAGGAAGTTAAAAAGGAAGTTAAGAAAAAAGTTAATGAAATTCAAACTCCACCAATTGTGCCACCTGCAGAAAAAACAAACAACGGATTCTCTGCAAAAAACATTGCTCAGAATTTAATCAAATCTGTAACTGGAATAGGTAGTAAAACTGAAACTATCGTTAACGAAGGTAAGGATAAAAAGATCAAAGACATTCTTAAAGAAGATATCCCAGAATCAAAGGTGGCAAGAACAAAAGCAAGTCGCAAAAAAGTGATTCGTGGAAAAGATATCTTAGAAGTTAATGCCAATAAGGAAGATGAAATTAAAAAGATATTGGATGAGGCAGAAGAAACACGATCTGTAATAACAAAACCAATAGATAAAAAATTACATTAACGAACCATACCAGATTGTTTTAAAGCTTCTATAGTTTTTATCAAATGTTTACATACTCCAGGAACTTGTTGGGGATTTACTGGACCTTGATTGGTCTTTCTCTGATATGGCGCTGGCGCGGTACCAATTAAACTTTTGTCTTTCGCATTAAATGCAGCAAATCTCCATAAAAAATCGCCGCAGGTGCAACGAACTCGTACAGTATTAGCACCCAAATCTATTGGCTGCATATTATATTCTTGATTGTTTTTAGCAGTGAATGTAATATTATCGTTTGTTGATTCATTTTCAAACTGTACTTGATTAAAAATAAGCTTTGGTATGAATGAACTCGTGCCATCTTTACTATCAGAATTACGAACCCGTGCTTAAACATTCAAATTCTTTGTACCAAGCATTGGCAAGGTAAACAATTCTTCAACCTGAATAGGATCTACTGCATTTTGTCTTTTTGTGGATACGGGAATAAAACTATCAACATTATTCTTTAATTGATTATATGTAGATTGTTCATCCAATCTTTCCAGTTGATCATTAATTCGCTTTCCGCGAATAATCATATATTCTTCTTCCATGGATATATTTATCATAGACAAAAAAAATACCCCTAATCGGGGTATTTTTCTAAGTTTCCATCATGAACAATGACTTCATCAAATTCGCCAATAGATGGCATTTGTACCGCATAATATTGTCGCTTCACCGATGCTTCTGGTACAGATTTATCATCACGGATTCCTTGACGACAAATAATAGTTTCGCACTGTACAGGAAATAATACCGCAACACAACGATATCCACGCTTACGCGCTTCATTAACAAAAAACGCACGGCGCTTCTTTGAAGTATTTATATTATCAATAACAATGCTTGCGCTCGTGTGTAATAGCATGGTAAACATCGTATTCGCCTTTTGCATAAACTGTTTATCTTCACAAGCTAATTTAAATGCGTTTTCATAATTTTCATTATCATACCATTGCATTCGAAGTTTATCCCACGAAAAATGCCCCACACTAGCATCAAGCGTTTCCACAAAAGTAGATTTGCCAGAACCGGATGCGCCTATTAACATATATAAGATCGGTGCATTAATATCAGGGTCTATTGAGCGATATGATTCATCACGCACAAGCTGCTCAAAATCTGTACACCATTGAATAACGGTTTCACGCTTTTCAATATAATCATCAGAAATTCTTCCCCAAGTATCAGCCATTAACACATTGGTAAAAGTAGAAGTGTCATCATACAAAGCATTAACAGACAACGCTATCGTTTTGCGCTTCGCAGGTTTTTTAATACCCCATGGCAAATGATTTTCAATGAGCCACGATACCCGATATATATCATATGGCACAAACCCAAAACGTTCTTTTAGAATATGCCAGTATTGAACTGCCCAATTTTCCCATAAGCGTGCAGATATTAATTCGTGTCCGCCAAAACGGTAATAGGTACCGCGTGCTTCGCTATATGCAGTTTCCATAGCACGGGGCTTGCCTACGTCATGAAACGCGCAGGCAAAGGCTCCTATTACGTCAAACGGCATAGTTAGGTATTGACCCACAACCATATTTGTGTGGATTCCTACGTTCCCTTCACGGTGGTGTGGGGAACCTTCTGTTATATTACACATAGTCGTAAATAAGTCATCCAAAGAAAACTCATTGAAATACCATGTGATAAATTCTGTCTTTAAATCATTCATCGGATAATTGTATGTTATTTTAACCTATTTGTCAACCTATAAACACATAGGTAATCCTTCATCGTTTTCATCATAGCCGCCTTCGTAACCATCCCAATCTTGATCTGACCATGTTTCCACATTAGTACAATACAATTTATCATAGGCATCTTGTTCATAAGATGCTATTTCTTCAATGATTCTTATCATCACCAAACAAGCTGATATGGCATCATCGGTGGCACCGGCTTGTGCTGCATAAGCACCAGCATATCGTACATAAGATTTCATCTCAGCAAGCAAATGTAAAGAACGAACCTGCATGTGCCCCCTTTCCAAAAGTTCTTTAAACGATACACAAGTTTGCATCTTACTTTTTGATGTCGTGGTAAATCCTAATTTATCTTTACCAGTTTCAGAAACAAATTCAGCATGAATCAATGGGTCTTCATCAGATTCATATAATGAAATTAATCCATTACCAACGCCATTGTTTTCAATTGAAAAGAAAACTTGCTTTGCATGATCTTCTAAATATCGTAAAATGTTTTTCATTACTGTATAAAGTTTTGATGTTGACATTGTATTAGAACGATATTCACCAACTTGTATTAATGATGGGAATTCAAATATTTCAATTACACTAAAGTCTTCGCCATTACCAGACGAGGGATCAATACCAACAAGATATGTTGATGTTGATTTAATAGCATCAAAAAAGTTTACATCATTCGTTGTAAACAATGGACGAGAACCATCTAACTGTTTTGTTAATCCTGCCAAGAATAATGAATCTATTAATTGTGCATCAGAGGATAAGAACTCACATTCATATTCTTGCGACCAACGACGTTCGCCAATACGACCAATTTCTTCCCGTTTGAATTTTTCGTCGCGACCTGGTGGTTCATCCCATGTTACGTGAATCGGCTTATATCCATTTGTACCAGCTAATGCCGCACGCCAAACCTGTGCGTAAATATTCATATCACCATTAGGTGTAGATGTCATAATACAACTACCACCAGTTGATAATGTTGGAGAAATTGATGTCCAAAATTCATCTTGAATCGTTGGTTTTACAAATGCAAATTCGTCAAGGAACAACAATGAAATAGACATACCTCGACCGGAATCATCTGATGTTGCTGTTGATACAATACGTGACCCGTTATCAAATCCTATTTCGTGTTTGTTCCAACCGTCATCCTTAACACCAGGCTTCAACCAAAACGGAAGATTTTCATATGCATAACGAATACGCAATATCATTTCCATTGCGTTTGCGTTTTTGTTAGATGCTATTAAAACAGTCTTGTCAAAATTAAACATCGCAAACCACAAAAGATATGCAGCCGATGTAACAGACTTGCCTGTTTGTCTTGCTGATAGTACTACGGTATATCTTTCTGAATGAAAGGATTCGACCATTTTTACTTGATAAGGAAACAACCTAAATGGCATCGCACCTTTTGTTGGATGTTGAATCATCACATATTTTTTAATGAAATAAACAGGATCTGATGCACATCGGGTAATTTCCTTTATGTGTGCAGCAGTATATTCAACATGTTCGTCGGCTGGTCTTAAATTATTATTCTTTGCGCGTGCCATAATCGTCCTCCTTGACAATTATTTCTACAATTATATTTTGTTTACATCTATCCGTATTTCAATAGGCACAAAATCACCAAGCCCACTTACGGCTAAAGTATATATTTTATAAAATGGACTATTACTTTTCACTACAGTTGATGTAATTAATATCCTTGAATCTTTTTTTGGTATCATCTGTGGTAATAACGTACTTAATATTTCGTCTTGTTTTCGATCTGAAAGACAATCGCAATTATCGAGATGAACAAGTGAATAAGAAATGCCACGCAAACGATCTGCTGTACCGGGCAATGAATGAATCTGCGTGCCATTTGCAAATCCCATAGATGTTTTACTATTTTGTGTTAATGGGTTTGAATCTTTTAACCATACAGGAAGACAATCATATGCCATACGAATAATATCAAGATTCATATTACTCATAAGTTGTTTGTTGGTTATTATTCCAATATTCGAATTACTATTATGCATTGCATACCAAAGCAAATACATTGATGTGGTAACTGTTACACCACACTGCCTTGCACCATTTACAATAGTATTACCATTATGATATGTTCTTAATAGTTTTACTTGTTCAACAGTCGGCGAAAACTTAATCACACCACGATTGTAATGGTGTATTACGCCACGTTCGCGTATCCAAGCTACTGGGTCATTATAATAGATTGCGCGTTCCTTGCGCAATCGTAGGTCGTCTAATAGATGTTCTTTCATAGTTGTATTTACTACAAAAAAATATTTACTTACTAATCGTCTGGTTCTTGTTCTATGACGGCGTGGGTGGTTTTATTAAGGACTTGTTTCATTAATTCTGCGTGGCTACCGACAAAAACATTATTCTGTGTAAGTCCAGATTTTCCTTGTACTTTTTTAAGATCTATATTATTTTTATCTTTATTTTGTTTTTGCACAGATTTTTCTTTCGCTGCTGACAAAGCTGCATTTAGAAGTTGCACACCCACTTCCATATTGCGTGCTTTATATCTTCCTTCGACAACTTCCGCTTCTGCTATTTGATCACCGAAAGCTGCCATGGCAGCATCATATACTTCCTGAAACTGATCTTCAATCTCAACATCTTTATCATCATAGGTTGGGGATTCGATAAGTTCCGTTGTTCTTTCGGTATGGGTTGTGAGGGTAGTTCCTGATTCAATACCGAATGCTTCTTCTAATGGATGCGGTTTGAATTCTTCTACTTCCTTGATTTCAGTGCTCATATAATTTTTCCTTATATGTATATATCACCGAAAAATATGTTTTTCCGACATTAGTTTAAATCTAAATCCTTGATGATCGCAATATTGTTGTGCGGCTTTCCATTTTGCTTTATTAATCGCCCATGTAACTGCTTCATATAACTGTGTTTGTTTCTTCTTGCCTTTTGTTATGGGTTTTCTTATTTGTTTTTCTGGTTTTACTTCTACAACTTCCTTGATCAAATTTCCAGATCTTGCATTAATATATTCAACATAAAAATCTGGATAATATTTATGCACTCTTCCATCTGTTGGTTTAACATAGGGGATTGAAAATATTTCAGAACCCCATCGCATAACCATGGTGTTATTATCAAGGAACCGCATAAAGTTTTCTTCCCATGATGAACGAAATATAATTTTATTTAAATCACCAATATATTTTTGTGGGTTACGCGGATAAAAGAAACCCTTTTTATGTCCCTTTGTTTTCATTTACGGGAAGCCAATTCCTGTGTTTATTTTCGTTGGTGTTAATGTTGGTTTAAATAAATTTTCAGTGGATGATATTCCGTCCTGTTCTGGCACTGATTCTAAAAATTTCCTATCTTGTTCTGATGCCTTTTTCAAAAACTCTGGTGTATCTTTGTCGTCTGCACCACCAGCTGCTGAATCAGCAGAACTAGGTGGGAAAACAGGTACGATATTCAATGTAGTTTCACCAATACCACCACCAGAAATAGTTTCTACTAATTCTTGATTTTCTTCTACCGAAATGCCATCAATAATAGCCAATCTATCATATGCAAATTGCATTTCAATTTCGTTACCATTTCCGTTTTCTGCCATATCCAATTCATCAAAATTTATTGATGTTATTTTTGGATTAGCATATGAATAAGCAACCATACGTTTTGCATTGTCATACATATGAAAAATCCGAATCTCATTAAATATAGATGTTACGTTTCCGTTTAATTTAGTCATTGATGAGGACGCAAATGCATCAGATACTTTTCCATCTGAAGACACACGACCAAGACCATTATCTTCAAATTGTCTATAATCAACAATGTCAGTATCTATTATTGTTGAGGGTGATCTTGTAATTGGACTGATTGCACGTATGTATGTACTAAGAAAATAATGCGCCATTCCTTTTTGATCATCAATAAACCGCATCGTTATAGGTTCATACGAAACTCTTTTGGCGATTTTTGTATGAAAATTGTACATGTTTACTTCTTCATGTTCTATGTTTACATTTGGACGACCACAAGTTTTCACAACAAATGCCATGTTGTTTGCATATTCAGATAAATCAGCATATTCTGGTTTAAACGTGAATTGTACGATATACAAAAATTTATATTTTGGAGCAAAACGAATTAATGCTCTAGCATATGGTACAGCGCCACAAAGTTCTATACGCGAACTTTCACCGGCACCTGGTGTATAAACACCACCAACCAATGATTTAAGATTTTGTAAATTTTGAAAACTATTTGGTGCGTCTTTTAATTTAAAATTTCCTTGTTTTACTCTATCATAAATGCCTTTAGCTTCTGCTGTTCCACGGTTAACAACACCAGGATTAAACCTACCAGCTTTGACTGCTTCGTTTGGTGATATTCCAACTTTCTCTAAAACAACATTTGCACCTTCTTGGTTATTACCAGAAACTCCATTTGTGATAATCGCAGCATTGGTACCCCCGCGAATAGAATCAGAGATTTTAACTAAATCTCTAAGACCATCGGCGACTGGTCCTTGAAAAAGTTCAACGTCAGACAAACTTTTAACCGCACCCAATGCATTAGATCCAAGATTATCAAAAAATCCTTTCTTTTCTGCTGAATCCTTTTGTTGTGCAGTTTGTGATCTATCACAAGCTGATTTAATCGTAAAATTAAACCGTGGATCTACCGCCATATTAATGCTCCTTTGTTCTTACGGTATTTATGTTTTTTGTAATGAGAAAAAAAGGGGATATAAAATCCCCTTCTTATTATGGTTGTATCAAATTCTTAACCGATTCGACCAGCACCACCTGTTGCTACTCCCTCACCTTGACCATAGCCGCCGACATCTTGTCTAGCATGGTCGTATCGAAGTGTAGTTGTAATTAATACTTGTGTACCATCTGCCATATCCAAATCAGTA